AGACTATTGGAGAACGCAGTAACTGCACAGAAGACACATAACTATACGATAACAGTCTCACACTTATGTATTTTACGTGAGCTACAGTATGCTTTGACCTTATATAATAAAGGTAGAATTGATACGCCTGTAGTTCCTATGAAACACATAGAGACTAAGTACGGACTATCTAAGTACGTTATTTCAAGAAATGCAGTAATGCTTTCAAAGAAAGAAGTACAAGACGCTAGCATGGCTGATGGGGTACGAAAGGGTAAAGGCTTTTTAAAAGTAGTTCCTTTAAAAAAATCAAATATCTTAGGTGATGAAACCTACGACACACGTAACAAAGGGTTACAATTAACTGCAAAGGGTGAGGAATTATGTATCGTACTCTTTGGCTCAATTATTAAGGAGGTCTGATGGAGCAACAAAAACTTTTAACATTAATAAAAGAGACAGATGGTCTGTCTTTAACAACAAAAGGTACTAGTATCAAAGCTAGTATTAATCTGAAGAAACCAGTAGTCTACAGAAAGAGTAACAATTACCCGCTTAATCATAGTGGTTACCTTGCTGCTGTTGCCTGGAGAACAGAAACAATTGATAAGATAAAAAATGGTGAACCTATCAAGGTTGCTACTGAGTCTATGACAATTGCAGATGCTCTCAAAGAAACAGACAATGACCCTGATGATGGTTGGAAGACCAGCACCAGCAACTGGTGTCAGATAGGTTATCAAAAGGGACTAACCGCTGTAAATTTTTTTGGTAAAGATAAACCTGTAGATAGAATTAGTTTACAGGATATTAAAAACTATAAAAATTATTTACTCGGTAAGGTAGTTCCTGATGGTAAAAAGAAATTAGTTGGTCGTGATGGTGTTACATTGAAAGCTAGTACAGCTGACAAGTATCTCCAGGCACTAAACAAGATGCTGAACTTTACTTATGAAATAGGTAAGTACAGTACTGATAGTACTAAGAGACCACCTAAAATAAAACCATTTAAAAAAGATGGTGTTGTATCTGCACATAGAGGTTTTCTCTATGACCCTGAACAAGGGATAAATGAAGAAGCAGACTTTCATAAAGTTTGTAATCAACAAGGCAGTAAATACAGCGAGCTTAGTTATTTGGTTAGACTTGGTTGTCTTACAGGTATGAGGTTTAATGAAATCATTACTCTTAAATGTAAAGACATTAACTTAACTAGACGTACTATTACACTTCAAGGTTCTAATACTAAGAATAAAAATAGACGTTCTATTAAGTTCGATAGTGAAACTAAACGAATACTCAAATACTTTATGGGTAATCGTGTAGGTAACCAACTGGTAATAATCAGTAGGTTCAAACCTTTCTTAGAGAGAGACAAGAAGGCAAAAGCCACACTTGGTATGCACATCTGGAACAACTCTAAGGTTGATAGGTATTTTGCTAGAGTGAAAAAACAGTTAGGTATTACTGATGAGAACCTAACATTTCACAGTAGTAGAAATACTTTTATTTATAGGGCGCTTGAAAATAATATTAAACCTCACATCGTACAAAAGATTGTAGGTCATAAATCTATCGAGCAAACTATGCAGTATGTTACTCAACAAATTAGATTAGTAAGTGATGCAGATTTAGAACAAGTCTTTAATCACAAAGCTAATCAAGTGAACGGAGTAATATAGTAATGTTTACTTCCCAAAAATTTTACACTATAAGGTCATGTAGGTGGCCTCGTGGTGGAATGGTAGACACAATGGACTTAAAATCCATGCCGATTTTCGGAGTACCAGTTCAAGTCTGGTCGAGGCTACCAACAAAAAGGATTGGGAAAACTACATGAGCTTTTTTACAATACTTTGTCGTCCTCGTGTCGTCCCTTGTCGTCATAGGACAACAACTGTAAAAAATATTGTTAGTTTTCTTGAATAGTCGTAGTGATGAAGTCCTTAAAAGACTGCACCACTCCGTTATTCAAGAACAACTAACCTCATAAATAGCAGAATACTGGGTTTTATTACCTGTATTCCTCACTCCAATATTTAGTCAAGGTCGTACTACTTGTTTGTGCAATAGGACGACACACTAGGACAACAATTAAATGAGGTAAAGTTAGTATGGAAACAACTAATAAACTACAAGAACTACTAGAAGTTGGTATCGGCGGTCATACTAGACCAGATGACAACGAACAATATCTTAAGAAACTAGATAGAGAATTAGAACTAGAACAAAAGATGATGACTGATGGCAGGGACTTATTCCTGAAACAGTCGAGAAAAAAGAAACAAAAGAATAGGGACAGCTCCAGTATCTATGGAATACAGATGCTCAAGTCAGCCCTTCAACCTATCTCCGATGCAATCCAAGAATACTTGGACAATGCTTTCTCAGGTGAGAGAGGTAGAATAGAAAAGGCAGCACATTACATTAGGCAGATTGAACCTGATACGTCAGCATACATTGCATTGAGAAGTGTACTTGATAGTATAACTATGAAACAATCTCTTAACAAAGCAGCTGTTAGATTAGCGGGTTGCCTTGAAGACCAAGTAAGATTTACTAAGTTTGAAAAGGAATGTGAACCACTATTCAAAGTCATATCGAATAGTCTGAAACAGAAACAATCCTACATCTACAAACATCGTATCATGGCAAGGTATATGAACAAGGCAGATGTGAAGTGGGATATGTGGCCGCTACAAGATAAGTTACATATAGGTGTTACACTTATCAATATTATCTCCAAACATACTGGGTATATACAGGTGGAGAAGAAGTATATTAGTAAGAATAATACGCCATATTTCGTTACAGCTACTGAAAAAACTATGCAATGGATACATGAGAAACTATCCAAAACTAGTGTAATGCAGCCAAGTTATTACCCTACAATTATAGAACCTCAGAAATGGGTTCACCCTTTCAAGGGCGGGTATCACTCACCAATCATTAGACAAATGACCCTGATAAAAACCAGAAATCAAAACTATTTATCTGAGATTGCGAACAGGGTAGACGAAATGAAACCAGTATATGAGAGTACAAATGCTCTACAAGATACAAGCTGGAGGGTAAATCCTAAAGTGTTTCAGGTTCTTGAAACCATGTACGAACAAAACCAAATGGTAGGTAAGATACCACCCAAGTATGATTTAGATAAACCACCTAAACCTACGAACCTATCAGGTAAAGAGTTTGAGGAATGGTTATCAAACAACAAAGAAGAATGGGTGAAATGGAAACGTAGAAGTACAAGGGTAGAAGACTTCAATCATGCAGTAACATCGAAACGATTACAGATGGATAAGATTTTAAAACTTGCAAGAGATAGAAGTAAAGAACCTGAGATATACTTTCCTCACCAGTTAGACTTTAGAGGTAGGTGTTATCCAATACCAATGTTTTTAAATCCTCAAGGTATAGAATACTCACGAGCATTATTAGAGTTTGCTAAAGGTGAACGTATGAGTAACAATCCTGATAGTGCCAGGTGGTTAGCAATACATGGAGCTAATCAATATGGTGAAGATAAATGTAGTCTTGATGATAGAGTTGAGTGGGTAAAGAAACATACTGAGTTTATTATAGAAGCTGCTCGTAATCCTTTATCAAATGACTTTTGGAAAACTGCAGACAAACCTTTTTGTTTTCTTGCATTTTGTTTTGAATGGGAAAGTTATTGTAGGTTAGGTGATAAACACGAAACACATATACCTGTATCAGTTGATGGTAGTTGTAATGGATTACAATTATTTTCTTTATTGTTACGTGATGAGATAGGAGGGCGTGCTACTAATTTAATTCCTAGTGGAACACCTCAAGACATTTATCAAATTGTTGCAGATAAAACTATTGAAGAACTAGAACAAGAAGTTGACGAACCATTTAGAAGTAAATGTAAATGGTCTAAAAAAGAAATGGCTGATATGTGGTTGAAGGTAGGTGTTAATAGAAAACTTACAAAGAGACCAGTAATGATAGTTCCATACTCAGGTACGATGTACAGTTGTAGAGAATACATAGAAGATTATCTACGTAATGATGTACAGACAAATCCTTTTGGTGATGATTTACTTTATCCAACTATTTATCTTGCACAAATAATTTGGAACAAGATTGATAGTACAGTAGTCAAAGCTAGAGAAGCTATGGAATGGTTGAAACAAGTTACAAGACTTGCAGCCATTGAAGACTTACCTATTACATGGAGTACACCTTCAGGCTTTCAAGTTATACAAGCTTATCGTCAGGTGAATACTCGTAGAGTAGAAACTAAAATGAATGAAGGTATAGTAAAACTTTCTCTACATGAGGACGGACAACAACTGAATAGACGTAGACAAAAGTCAGGTTGTAGTCCTAACTATATACACTCACTTGATAGTGCTGCTATGGCACTAGTTACTTGTAAGATGAAAGCTCAAGGAGTTCATCACTTTGCAATGGTACATGATAGTTATGGTTGCCATGCTACAAATGTACAAAGACTATCGAAATGTTTACGCCAGGTATTCGTGGAAATGTTTCAAGATGACTTACTAGAAAAGTTTAGAGATGAGATATACTCTATGCTCAGTAAGAAAAACCAAAAGAAAATACCACCTCTCCCAGCTAAAGGTTCGTTACAATTAGATAAAGTACTAGAGTCAGACTACTTCTTTGCATAGTAGTTCGTCCTCTACTAATTAGCCGACACCTTTAATATTTAGTTACCTACACTTAGGAGGTCGAATGACACAACAAAATATAACAACTCCAAAAGGAGTGTTAGTGTATCCTCACTTAAATAAGGCGGACACTAAATTTGATAGTGCTGGAGTTTGGCGTGCTAATTTAAGACTTAGTGCAAATGATGCTCAAGGTCTGAAGAAGTCTATAGATGAAGCTATGGAAGCCAACGCAGATGAACTAACAAAATCAAAAGGTAAGAAGGTTAGATTAGCTAATGCTCCTTATCAAGAAGATGAAGATGGTAACTTCGTCTTTACTTTTAAACTTAAAGCTTCAGGCACAAGACCTAATGGCGAGAGATGGGAACAGAAACCTATCTTGTATGATGCTAAAGGTAATGTGTTTCAACCAAATGGTAAAACTATTTGGGGAGGAACTCAAGCTAAGGTAGCATTTCAAATGTCGCCTTACTTTGTAAGTTCTATTGGAGCAGGAGTTTCTCTACGATTAAAAGCAGTACAGATAATTGAACTTGTAACAGGTGGAGCTTCAGCTTCTTCCTATGGATTTAGTGAAGAAGAAGGTTTTACAGCAGACAATGTGGTACAAGAAGAAGCGGCTGAAGAACTCAGCGACTTCTAATTATCGTTCTGGTTTAGAAGAACATATAGCTAAACAGCTTGAGGACATGGGAGTTAAGTTTGAATACGAAACTCTCACAGTCCGATATAAAAAACCTGAACAAGAAAGCAGATACACGCCTGATTTTATTCTACCCAATAAAATTATTATTGAGTCGAAAGGCGCTTTTGTAACAAGCGACCGAAAAAAACATCGCTTAATAAAAGAACAACACCCTGAGTTAGATATTAGATTTGTATTTAGTAATCCTAACACACGCATAGGTAAGAAATCTAAAACAACTTATGCTGCTTGGTGTGAGAGGTATGGCTTTCAGTACGCAACTAAATCAATACCGAACGAATGGATAAATGAGTAAGATAAAAATACTAGATTTATTCTCAGGTATAGGAGGATTTTCTTTAGGTCTTCATAATGCAAGTGATAGATTTGAAACAGTAGCTTTTGCAGAACAAGATGAGTTTTGTAAAAGCGTACTGTCTAAAAATTTTCCTGACATAAAAATTTATGATGACGTAAAAGAAATAGAAACAATAGATTGTGATTTAATTACAGCTGGTTTCCCTTGTCCAGCTTTCTCATCAAGCGGTAGACGTGGTGGGTTTGAACAAGATAATTTATTTTATGAAGTAATTAGAATTGCAAAAATAAATAAACCTAAATTTATAATCTTCGAGAACGTAAAAGGTTTTGCACACAGCACTAAAACATGGAGAGAAACTTTAATAAATGAAGTCAGTAATATTGGATACGAGACCCAAGACTTTATCTTTGATGGTAGAGATTTTGGAATCTTGCAATGCAGAGCTAGATACTTTGCAATCTGTAGTAGGGACGGACTGCTGTTTAATCAGCAATTTGTATCTACACATGGAAAAGAAACCAAGAATATTTCTACATTACTCACCAACCCTAACGCATTACGGAGGTGGGAAACACCACCCGCAAGTACTAAGCAAGAATGGGTCGAGGTATACAATGTCTCCAAACCTAGCGGAATATTTAATGGGGTATCCTCAAGGTTGGACGGACGCAGAAAAGCTGCACTCGGTAACTCAGTAATACCAATAATATTAACTTCAATTGGAAAGACTTTAATTAATTATGCCTAGACAAACTACAGAATATATTTTCGTGCATTGCTCAGCAACGAAACCTTCAATGGACATAGACGCCAAAGAGATTGATAGGTGGCACAGGGAACGTGGCTTCTTAAAAATCGGTTATCACTTTGTAATCAAACGTGATGGTACGAAAGAAGTTGGAAGACAACTTAATGAAGCTGGCGCCCACGTCAAAAACTACAATCATAAATCTATTGGCTTATGTCTTATTGGAGGGGTAAGTGAAGCAGATGTAAATGTTCCTGACAATAACTTTACTAAGGAACAATTCTTAACTCTTAAAAATCTTTTGACAGATTTAAAAGAAACATTTCCTGATGCAAAAATTCTTGGACACAATGAAGTATCAAGCAAAGCTTGTCCTTCGTTCGATGTACAAAAATGGTTGTATGAAAATGAATTTGTTAAACCAGTACAGATAACAACACCTGAAGAAAAAGAATTGTTAGAAAAAAAGAGAAAAGAATATGTCGGAGAACAACTTGAGTTATTCATCAAGAAAGAACAATAAGTTCATACGACATGAACCCTGTCCGAGTTGCGGGAGTAAAGATAATTTAGCTCGCTACTCGGATAACTCTGCTTATTGCTTTGGCTGTCATTACACTACAAAAAATAATGGTACATCAATTGTACAACCAACAAAGAGGAATATGGAATTTAAAGAAGGAGAATATAAACATCTAAAGAAACGTAAACTGTCCTCAGAAACTTTACGAAAGTTTAATTATAAAATTAACAAGGACGTTCACATAGCAAACTACTATAATAGTAATAGAGAATTAGTTGCTCAACATACCAGAAATTCAAACAAAGATTTTAAATGGATAGGTAATATTAATGACATAGAATTATTTGGTCAGCACCTATGGAGAGATGGTGGTAAACAAGTAGTTGTAACTGAAGGTGAAATAGATTGTATGACTGTTTCACAATACGTCTTTAATAATAAGTGGCCAGTCGTAAGTATACCTTCAGGTGTACAATCAGCAGCTAAGTTTGTTGCAAAAAATATTGAATGGTTAGAGTTACACGAGAGTGTAATCTTTTGTTTTGATAATGATACTCCAGGCAAAGAAGCTGCAATCAAGTGTGCATCTTTACTTACTCCATCAAAAGCAAAGATAGTTTCGTTACCACTCAAAGACCCAAGCGATATGGTTGTTGCTGGTAAAGCAAATGATTTAATAGACTGTATCTATGGTGCAAAAGTTTACAGACCTGATGGTATAATACAAGGTGAAGAAACATGGGAACTTCTTAATCAAGAAGACCTAGAGTCTACCTGTAATTATCCATACGAAGGTTTGAATAATAAACTAAATGGATTACGATTAGGTGAGATAGTAACTTTTACTGCAGGTACAGGTATAGGTAAGTCTCAAGTATGTAGAGAGATTGCATATCATCTAACAAGAAATGAACAAAAGGTAGCTTACATTGCATTAGAAGAAAATGTTAAAAGAAGTATTCGAGGTATTGTAGGATTAGAACTTAACAAACCAATACACTTACCTGAAGTATTTAGTACTGTAGAAAAAGAAGAACTAAAAACTGC